AAAACCGCTCGTCGTTCTCTTAATCTTCTTTTAGCTGAATGGTCTAATAGAGGACTTAATCTTTGGACAATACAAAAACAGACAGCAGCATTAGCTGCAAATACTATTGAATTAAGTGGCACTTCTTTATTTGGTACAGCAGCAAGTGATGCTTCTCAAATTATAGAAATAACAGATCTTGTTATTAGAGATTCTAGTAATAATGAATACTCATGTTCTCCTATCAGTAGATCAACATATTTAAACTACACAGTAAAAACATCTGGTGGTAGACCAACTCAATACTATTTTGAAAAAACTATTAATCCTAAATTGTTTTTATACCCAGCAGCAGATGTAGCTTACACGGTTGTATATTATGCTATGCTCAGAATGAAAGATTCTGGAGCTTACACAAACAATAATGAAATACCTTTTTCTTTTTTGCCTTGTTTGACTGCAGGACTTGCTTATTACATAGCTATGAAATACGCTCCTGATAGAATTACGATATTAAAACAAGTGTACGAAGAGGAGTTTAAAAGAGCTGCTGACACAAATAGAGAAAATGTTAGCTCTCGTTTTGTTCCTAAAGTAGGTTTAGTAGGAGGATCTTATTAATGGGACGTTATTCATCAGGAAAATTTGCGTTAAGAATATCTGACCGTGATGGACAGGCTTATCCTTATAATGAAATGGTGCAAGAGTGGACAGGTGCTTGGGTACATCAATCAGAATTTGAACCTAAATCACCTTTACTAAATCCAACAAATCATCCAACTGATGCTCAATCTTTACGGCATGCAAAACCTCAAGTTGTTAGTGTAACTGTTCCTTTAAGTGGTATTAGTGATGTTAATCCTGTTACAGGACTTAATGGTAATACTACAGGAGTGTCTTTAGGTATTGCTCAAAATAGTTTTGATACTGAATTTCAAACTATACAGCAGTTTAATCCTATACCTGCACCAGGAGCAATGGAAACAGTTCAAGTAAGAACAATGAGACCTTTATCAAATACCACTCAAGCTAATCAAGACACTGAAGTTATAAGTAGATTGGGTAATGTAACAGTGAGTATATCATGACAACATATTCAGAATTAGTAGATCAAATAAGAAATTATACAGAAACATCAAGTGATGTTTTAACAACTACAATAGTAAACGATTTTATAAGTAATGCAGAACTTCGTATATTTAGGGAGGTAGATTTAGATATTTTTAGATCATATGAGTTTGCTACCCTAACAGCGTCAAATCCTTTTGTTGCACTTCCTGGAGCTACTCCAACAACTATGGCTTTTGTAAGATATGCTTCAATATATTCAACCACTGGACCTGATGCTAATGAGAGAAAAAGATTACTTCAAAAAGATGTATCTTATATGAATGAGTACTGGCCAAACAGAACAAGCACAGGTGAGCCTAGATACTATGCAATGTGGGATCAAAACACAATTTACCTTGCGCCAACGCCCAATAGTGCTTATAATATTGAGCTGGCTTTAAATCGAAACGAGGCAGGGCTTTCCGCAACTAACACAACAACTTGGGTTAGTACAAATGCGCCACAAGTGTTATTATATGCTTGTCTTATTGAGGCTTTTAAATATCTCAAAGGACCGTATGATTTACTTGCACAATATGAAAAAAGCTATCAAGAAGCTATACAGCGCTTGCAAATTGAACAACAAGGAAGAAGAAGAAGGGATGAGTATCAAGATGGTGTTATTCGTTTACCTTTGAATTCTCAACAACCATAGGAGATAAAAATGGCAATATCACAGGCAGTTTGCAATTCCTTTAAAAAAGAATTATTGGAAGGCAAACATGATTTCGCAAACGGTGGTAGTACTTTTAAAATTGCTTTGTTTACATCAAGTGCAAGTTTAGGAGCATCTACTACAGCTTACTCAACTTCTAACGAAGTTACAAACTCATCAGGATCGGCATACACCGCAGGTGGAGAAACCTTAACAGGTCAATCCGTTACAGGTGGTTCAGGTGCTACTACAGCATTTGTAGATTTTAGTAACAACCCACAATGGACATCAGCTAGCTTTACAGCAAATGGCGCAATGATCTATAACACTACAACTGATGGTGGAAGTGGAACGACTAATGCAGTTTGTATTTTAGCTTTTGGAGCTGACTTTACAGCATCAAACGGAACGTTTACGATTACATTTCCCGCTGCAGATACATCAAACGCTATATTAAGATTATCATAGGAGATCTAAATGGCTTTTGTCCTAAATGATCGAGTAAAAGAAACCTCGACCACTACTGGCACAGGACAGTTTACGCTGTCAGGAGCGATTACTGGTTTTGAAACTTTTGCTGCAGGTATTGGTAATTCTAATACAACGTATTACGCAATAGCTCATCAAACAGCTAATGAATTTGAAGTAGGGTTTGGTACCTTAGATGGATCAAGTGCTAATATTGCTAGAACTTCTATTATCTCCAGTTCTAATAGTGATGCAGCAGTTAATTTTTCCGCAGGCACGAAAGATGTTTTTTGTACACTACCATCTTCTAAAATAAGTTTACCATCTCCAAAAGAATATGGGTCATCTTCTAACCCTATTATTATTACAACAAAGGTCGGAACAAAAACAACAGCGCATCCTTACTCAGGACAAGGATCATCTAGTGCATATTTTTTAAATGGCTTAGAGGCACCAGCTATAAGACTTTCTGGTGTTGATTCTTCTTACAAATATTATTACAGATTTGATACTTCGCATTCTAGTAACTCAGGTCATCCTTTACGATTTTATTTAGAGGCAGATAAAACAACTGCATATACTACAGGAGTAACAACAAATGGCTCTGGTGGTAGTGCAGGGGATTATGTACAAATAGCTGTAGACGCTAATACCCCTAACATTTTATTTTATCAATGTTCATCACACGGTTACATGGGTAATCATACTGTTTCTATTGGTAATGATTTTAACGGAGATGTAAATTTAAGAGACAACCTTGATTTAGCAGATTCTAAAAAAATAAAAATTGGTAATTCAGATGATCTACAAATTTACCATGATGGAAGCAACAGTTTTATAGATAATTCTTCAGGAGCTGGTGCTTTAGTTTTAAAACCTTCAGGATCTACTTTAATAACCAATAGTTCAGGTCAAAATATTATTAGTCAACAAACTGATGCGGCTCATTTACATTATAATGGTAACACCAAATTAAGAACCACAAATACAGGATTAGTTACATCTGGAGTTTTAAGTATAAATGATGGAGCATATACGCTTCCAACTTCAGACGGTTCTGCAAACCAAATATTAGAAACAGACGGCTCAGGAGCAGTAACGTTTGTAGATAAACCGACAGCAGGTGCGTCTGCGGGCTTCGTGATTGCAATGTCCGTCGCGCTATGATACAAGGATAGATATGGCACAAGATTTTGAACGAGTATTTGCAAGAAATATAGGAACAAGTGCTTCAACATTAGTTACGAGTAACTCTGATGACGCTGTTATCGGTGTGCGTGTAGCCAATGTCGTAACACAAACTATCGCTATTGATGTGTATATTAGCAGTGGTGGATCAGATTATTACCTTGCTAAAAACGTAAGCATACCTCAAGGCTCCAGTATGGAATTTATTGATGGTGGTGCTAAGGTGGTATTATTGTCGGGTGACGCAGTTAAAGTAAAATCAGATACAGCTAGCTCTGCTGACTGTTGGTTATCGTATATAGATAGTATAAGTACTTAGGAGGGTAAATGGCGTATATTGGACCAGCTAATTCTGATCAATTTAAATCCATGTCTACCCAGACTATTACGGGTAATGGGTCAGCAACAACATTTACTTTAAATACACCTGTTGCAAATTCGTCAGAAATAAGATTTGTTATAAATAACGTTGTACAAAAACCAGACGTAAACTACACAGCAAGTGGCACACAACTTTCAACAGGCTCTGATGTTTTATCAGGCTCTGATGTAGCATATGTTGTATTTATAGGGGCAGCTGTTGGATCACAAACTCCCTCAGACGGCAGTGTTGATCACACAGCAATATCAGGATCTTTTAATGGCATGTATTTAAACTTGGCAACAGTAACAGTGAACTTTACTAACACCGTGACGGTAGAAGGGACATTAACGATAATATAATGGGAACTTTATTCGTAGATAAATTAGATCCACAATCAGGAACAGCATTAGAGATTGGTAGTTCAGGAGACACTATTTCTGTACCATCTGGTGCAGAATTAAAAAGCAATAAAATCTCTCCAGCGTCAGGAACAGCTTTACAAATTGCCGATAGTGGAGACACAATAACTATTCCTGCTGGAGCTACTATTACAAACAATGGCACAGCAAATGGTTTTGGAAGTGCTGTAGCAGGTACAGAATCTTTTAAAGTAACTATGGACGATAACCAAACTGTTTCAAGTGGCGTATATACTTTAGTTAATTACGATAAAGAAATTTTTGATAATGGTGGTAATTTTGACACTTCAAATAAAAAATTTGTAGCACCCGCAACAGGGAATTATCAATTTAATATAACTTTATCTTTTGCTACTGACGGCAGTTATGGATTAGATAATGTATATATTCAATTATATAAAAACGGTTCTGGGCCAATAAATAACGAATTATCAATAATTAATGCACCTACTCATACTAGCTCTGGTTCTTTTGATACTGCTAGTATTGTTGCTTCTCTTTTAATTAACTTATCAGCTAATGATTATATTCAAGTATATGCAAGAAGTATTAAAAATTCAAATGCTACGACAACAAGTTTATATTCTGACCAAGAAAGAAGATCAGAGTGGTCAGGATTTAGGGTAACATGATAACAATTTTTAAAGGAGGTCTATATGGCAAGTCTATCAACTAAGGTTAGTCTTTATTGTACCGCAAACAGCAAAACGGCTGATTTCGGTCTAGGAGGCAATGTATCTTTACAGGATGACTCTGACGGTAATGGCCCGTACATA